CATTAATCGGAAATCTATTTGTGTATTCTTCGCCAGTGTATTTTTGTATAACATATTGACTACTTTTTATGTTTGCTTTTTTCCAAGCATTAGTGTATGATATAACTTGATTATTATATTCTTGTAAAAAGAAAACATCACTACTTATAGTTTTAAAAATACTATTGACTTTATACTTGTAATCTTCTGCAAGTAAAGAAAAATCAAAAACAATATCGCCGATATTTACAAAGTTTTTGTATGTAAGCGGAAATCCAAGTTCTGTATCGTTAGCACCTTCTCCTACTCTATAAGTAAAAAGTCTATTACCAGCAAAATCTGTACTATCATAAACTGTATTATCTCCGAGGCTATTTCCACTACTGTCAAACAAATCAAACTTTGGTGCTTGATTTAATCCTGTTTTATCTTGAGCCGGTTGCCATCCTGTTGCATTATACCAATACATTTTTCCAGCATTTTTAACTCCGTCTTTGACTAGTACAGTTTGATCTAGAATAGGATCAGTATCGTCTGTTTCAACTAAACTTATTTGAGTAGTATTAGTATGAGTAATAAACTTAACTTTAAATATTTTATCTTTTACTAAACTGTCAGTATCTGCTGTAAACAGTATACGCATTCCTTCAACTAAATCTATTCCATCAATGTTATATCCTACAGAACCTTCTATTGTACTGAATACATCTTTTGTAAATGTATCAACTAAATCAACATTAAGTTTAGCTTCATTACCGTGATTCCACAAACGTAAATTTGGTTCAAACTCGATGATAGGACGTTTAGCTCTTGCTGTTTGATCTAACTCAATTGCCTGATTGTTAATATTTGCACTTTTTTCAATAACCGATTTGTGGAACCAACGATTGTATCTGGCCCATGCATTTCTACTAGTGTCTCTTCTGTTTATACAAATATAATCTTTAGTTCCTGCGTAACTTCTAGCATTACTCCAAGGAACACGGTCAAATCCGTTTACATCAAAAGGTACTTGTGTATCCTGTGTAAATATAGCCGGAACTTCAAGGTCGCTAACTGGAACTAGTTTAATAGATTTGCCTACACCTTCGACATAGTATAGACCTTGTGCATATGTTGCTGGCGTTACATTGCCTTGAAAATATACTTTCATACCATTTGACATATTCCAACCATCAATAGTTGTGTATGTTTTCTTGCCTACTATTTCGTCGCCTACATTTATGTCGCTGTTTTCTTCTATGTCAAAAACATTAAATGCACCACTGTTGTCAATGTCGTTTTGACTAACATAATACAGATTTTCAGGAGCGTCACCCGGTACTGTAAATTCAATGACGCCATTTTCAATAAATCCATCTTCTAAGTAATCTTGTGGATTTACTAATGTGTCGTCTACGTTTTCATGTGTTAGTACAATACCTTCTCGATACAACGTGCTAACTAATGTACTATCAGGTGAATACTCAACTTTTTTCTGTCTGCTTGTTGCAAAACTAATAGGGTGTCCAGGAACATTAACTTCAAATCTGTATGTTTGTCCTCTAAACAATCTTATGCTTTTATTACGTGTTACTCCATCAGGAGAAAATACATAAGCTGTATTATCATCATCAACTACAGTTTCAATAGTAAAAGTGCTGACTACTTCTCTGCCTTGTCCTCTTATAGGAACTTCTTGTGGACCATTTGGTAACCAATAGTATTCTCTAAAGTTAGTAAACTTATCAAAATCAATATGTGGGTTCCAAGCATAAAACTCTTGGGCAAAAAGTTTATCTTGGTTTTTAATAGAACCACCAAAGGCACTTATTTGTCCTAATATATCAACATAGTCGGCATCAAACTCTACATTTCCAAGATTGTCCTGCACAATAGCAAAAGGTTCTAACTGATAGTTTTCTCTATTAGAATTGATGTCACTAATATAACTATCTTTAGTAGTAACTGCTTTGGCAACTCTACTTCCAACAAACCCATTAATCTTTTCAACAACACCTGGATTAGTTAACTGATCAACTGTACTACCTAAAAACTTTTTATTTGGATTAGTTCTAAAATATCTCGGAAGTAATGAAGCAGAAGTTCTTTTTGAGTCCGAACTTCCTGGTACAGGGTATTCGTTTTGATCGTCATTGTATGCCATTAGTAATCATTTCCTTCAGTAATGGTAGTTGTCGAAGTTGTTGCACTTTGAACACCTGTATTTAAAACTTCGTTACTTGTAATAACATTTGCAGTTGCTTTAAGTCTTGATGCAGTAATACTATCAATAACTTCAATATCACTAACACTTGCACTACTAATCAATATTTCGTCATTTTCGCTTTTTAGTTCATACATACTACCAAACGACTGTGTTTCGCTTTTTGGTACTAGAACAATACTACTTATATCGGGCGCAACTTGCTTCATAATATATGCTGCTAGTTCACTAAAATAAAACGTTTCTCCAAAGTCCCAGTTTTCTAAAGCAAAAAATTCATTAATACTATCTACAACTCTTGATTTTATATCATTATCGTTTACAACACGATTTGTATTTTTTACTATTTTAAATGTTGCTTGCACATCGGTATCGCTTTCTGAACCAAATAAAGATTTATATTTTACAGGATGATATATTACTTCATCACTGATTGATTTAATCTTTTTAATATCTTTACCAAAATCTAAAAACAACGAGTCGCTGCTAGGTGGTAAAGGTTTTGTTGTAATATCGCCCCTAAGATATCTTCTATATTCAACATCATATGATTTTGTTAAAATATATAAGTCAACAATATTACTACTACTTGGATCAATACGTCGATTTTCAGCAGCAGCATGTTTGTAATCAAATCTAATATTGTCTCTACCTTTATATGCTTTGTAATCAATGCATAGTTCTAATCCTGTTTGTAATGAATTAAACTTTTTAAATACATTAGTGCTACTAATATAAAATATTGTTTTTGCATCATAAGAACTATATGCGCCAATTGCTGCTTCAGTTTGTTTTACTACAATATATTCAGCTGCGGCGTTAACGTATTCGTAAGTTTCTACATCATTTTTTTCAAACTTTTTAGAAAATATATATTTTGTATCTGGCAAGTAATTAGGTGCAACAATATTTGTAAATAAATCTGGATCGTCGATCACGCCATCTGCATCACTGTCGGTAAATCCTACTTCTAGTTTTTTACTATCTATATACCCATCAACACTACGATACTCTTTAACAACTTGCCATTTCCAGTCTTGATTAAACGGCGTTAGTATATCAGGTTTATTATTATTACTTAAAACGCTAATACTATCAGTAATAATTTTACCAACTTTACTATCATATATACGATCATTGCCGTCAAAGTAAAAACGTATTTGTTTATCACTTTCAAATACATATCTTACAGCACGACTAGTTACTGTGTATTTTTCTCCGTCTGTTTCAAACAAGAAAAGCCAACTAGCATCTTGATTTGTGCCTGTAGCATCTCCAGTTTTTCCTGTATCAAACTCACTAGTTGTATCAAGATTACTGTTTGTAATAACCTTCCAGTTAGTTGTTTCAACATCATATCGTAGTCCAAATGTTTTGAATGCAAATACTTGATCAACCATTTGTGATAATGTATCATTTACAATGATATTATTTAATACCGGAATGATTTCTGAAAGTTTGCTAGTCGAAGGCACTTCGTCGTTGAGTATAATAGGACCTAATGTACTATTGATATCACCTATTGTTCCGTTTTCATATACACTTATAATTTTAGTCCATATATATTCTTTGTCACCTAGTGTAGATACTTCGCCCAACACTAGATTGTTATCTTTATCATAATGATATCCAGTTGGAGGCGTAAACTTAACTAAACTTCCAGCAGCAGCAAACTTCATTGTTGTAGCTGTAAAACTCGATACTGCAACTGGTACAGAAAACTGATCTTGAAATATTCCACTACTTTGATTTGTTTCGTTTGTTGTAGCATTCCATGTATAGTTTAAATCAGCAATACTTGCATTTCTACTAAAGTTTTTGTAATAAAAGTTTTTAGTTTGTGTGTTTTTTATTATTTCTAAAACTTGATTATTAATAACTGCCTCAATATCTGTTTTTGAAACAAAGTTAAAAGTAAATTTATTTTTTAAATCTTCTGTAAAAATACTTCCGTCATCTCCAAACATTAATGTGTTGCTGTATTTGCCAGTTGCATCACGCAAATCATAGTATCTACTAATACCGCTACTTGTTCTATTAATACTTTTTGTTTTAATAATCTGCTGACTTACTCCTAGAGGACCAATATTGTAATCTTCACCTGTAATCAAACGATTTTGTGTGTAATATGTACTAGGTGCATTTGTTTGAATGCTTTCATTCGATTCTGATTCGTCAGCATTTGAAACAACTGATTGTAATTCTAGCACAATATTAAGTGTTTCTGCTGAGTTATTTTTACTAATATAAGGAACTTGTATTTGTATTCCTGTCATATCAGCTGGATTTATATTAAACTGTTCATTTGCTGATGTTCTATAATAAACTTTAAAATCACCCTTTGGTAATGTTCCAAAAGTTCCGTCACTAAACACAAGACTTATTCGATCGCTTACACGACTTAGAACACTATACAAGTCACGAACACCTTTAGTAACACTGTTATACACAATATTATTACCTTCTGTGTTTTCAACTTTTTGCCATAGTGATTCTTCATTTCCGTTGCTGTCTAACTTGTAAAGCCAAACATCACTGTTGTTGATGTTATCGCTGTCAATATTTACAGTTGTATTTGGAACAGGATTCATTACAGAAAATGTATTTTCTTGTAAACTACCTTGTCTAAAGTGCATAAAAAATCCACTGTTCGAACTTCCTGCACCTTGTCCGTTATCTCTATATAAAAATCCTAGTTTATTTCCAGGAAATGGTTCTTCTTCGTATATTGTTGTATTATCTGTATTAATACCAGTACTAACAATTTCAAACTTGCGAGATGCATCGTCTATATTTTTTGTAAAACTGTATATAGGCAATCCTGTATTACTTGCGCTGAATCGATATTGTTCAGTTGCTACACCATTTACAATGGCTTTTTTAATAGGACGGCCAAATGTAGAGTTTGCTGGCAACGAAGCATTCATAATCTTAATAAACTGTTCATACCAATCAGAGTTAGTAGGATCGTTCCATATAATAGTTTGATTAGATAGATTGTTGTTGTTGGCATCAATAACATCTTCGGTGGTACTAACACTTTCTATTTTTAGTAACCCGTTTGCTGGAATATTTCTATTTGCATTATAACTAATAAGTCTTGCTAAACGGAGAATACTCTCTCTACGATCAGCAGTTTCAATAAAATTTTCTCTAGCATTTAAGTCTGTACGGAAAGCAAGGTTTTGACCTAAAAATGCAATAAGGTCGATAAGTGCAAGATACTCACTGGACTCTATGTAGTCGTTAAAGTCTTCAGGATAGTTTTCACGAATATATGTAATCATAGTTCTGCGAAGATTATCAAAGTCGTAACTTTGGAAATCTGCGTATCTAAAACTTTGATATATTGTTTTCCAGTCTTCTGCTAGTAGAAGTCTATTTTGCCTATCGGTCGTTGACATTCGCTGTTCCTCACTTTATAGTATATTTACCTGAAGTAAAAAACTGCGTACTTTAAATTAATCCGTTGTCTTGATCAAACTTTATACGCATACTTTCGCTGATGCTATAAGGAATATAAGTTAGAGAACAATCAATCTGTATGCCACTTTCGTAACTATCAACGATTACACTGTCAACATTAACTCGTGGGTCAAAGTTGACTATCTCTGTTACGTCTTCAATGATAAGCTGTTTTAGGTCATCAGTAAATGGTTCAAATAATATATCCCATATGATAGTTCCAAACTCTGGATTTTCAAGTTTTTCGCCTTGACGAATATGAAAATGATTTATAATATCTTGTTTGATTATACTAATATCGTATAAGTTAAATCCTTTAGGATTAGCTACTGTGCTAACTCCTCTGTATTGTTTAGAAACTACAGGAGGGTTATCAATGTCATTTGATACTGTTACATTTTTGTATAAAGGTTTTTCATTTGTGGCCATAACGTATTTATCCTACTGTCATATAGTTAAATGCGGCTTGACTTTCGGCGGGTAATTTTAATAGTTCGGTTGACCTGTTACTAGGATTCAACTCTACTATTCTATCAAAGTCATATGATCCTATTTTAAATACTTGTCCGTCTACTACAATGCCTAGTATTGTATCTTCTTTTGCTTTTTCTTCAACACTTACTCCAAACCCGTTGTTCTTTTTAACAAGTTTAGTTCTAAACTTTTTAGCACAACGCTTACAAGCAGTTGCCATATTTGCAAATGCAGGATCATTTGTTGTTTTAAATGTTTTTTTATCTATTTGTTTGGCTAAACTTGCCATATTATTAAGTTGTCCTACTGGATTTTCTTTGAATATAATATCTTTAGCTATTTGTTTACCTGCTTTGCTAGTAATATTTGGTTTGTTAAATATTTTTCCAACCAAGTTTGCTCCTACGTTTGCAGCAGCGCCGGACAATATATCTTGTAAGCCAGTTGGTAATCCGTTTACTGCTCCTGAAAGGTTTTTTGTAAAGTCTCCTATTCCTCTACTGAACTGATCAAACACAGGACCTACACCTGGAATACCAGAAATAGCTGCTCCTAATCCGCTGGCTAGTTTTCCTGCCATATCTCCTAATGCACCCGATACTGCTCCAAGTGCATTTCCAATAGCGCCATCAATAGCACCTAATGCACTTCCTAATGCACCAGACAATCCTGTACTTGATAGCAAATCTCCCATTACACTAGGAAGTTTTCCTAATAACCCACCAAGGAAAGATCCTGCTATACTACTTAATCCGCCTTGAACACCTTGTAAGAAACTATCTGCTATATATTCAACTGCATTAGTAGTTGTATCTTGTATTTCAGTTCTAACTTCTGCTGGATTAGCTGCGTTTGTGCCGCCTGCATACGTATCGACTACTACTTCTTCTCCGGCTGCATTATTTCCAGTGCGTTGTGCAGCAATTTCAGGAGTGTTTCCGGCTGCAAGAATAGTAGGACTAACAAATCCTAAATTTTCAACAAATGCTGCTGAGTTTCCTGCTAGTTTTCCTGCTAATGTTCCAAATACTGCGCCTGCGGCGCCTTGTAGTGCTCCTTCGAGATTGCCCTCGGCTATACCGCCAGCTATACCGCCAACAAGTGCTACTGTAGGCAAAGGTGCGTTAGCAATTGCCTGATTTATTCCTTGTACTCCTCGAGATATTGATTCCCTAATAATAGGATCAACTAACTGCGAGTTGTTTATTGCAAATGCTACCATAATGCCCTCCTAGTAGTATTTATAAGTCGTTCATTAGAGTTCGATCTGTATGAACAGGGCGTTCGTCCATATGCACGTCTTGACTTTCTGTATCAACTGCTTCAGTTTTATCAGGTGCTGTTTCTATTGGGTTCCAGTTTTCGTGTCCATTCCAAGGCTCGTGTTGCGGAACACGTTGCGGAAACTTTGCTTTAACTGCATCTGCGGCTGCTTCTGCTGCTGGCCCATTAAGATTGATATCGCCTCCAGAGATTGTTGTATTTGCTGCTCCGATAGAAAAGTTTCCTCCGGCAGTGTTTTTAAATGCGCCGCCACTTTTGATGTTCATTTCTGCGCCGGCTGAGATATTTCCATTGGCACCAACTTTTATTTCCATATTTCCAGCAGCACTTTGATGTATACTTCCATTTACAATCATATTAATGTTTCTACCAGCTTCAAAGTTAATATCTCTATCAGCAACAAAGTTAAAATCTGTTTCAGTGTGAAAACTAATACTATCTTTAGCATAAACATCAAGTTTGCCGTTGCTTGTCATTTCTATCCAAGCGGTTCCTCTGCTATTATTAATATATATTAGATCTTCGCTGGTGTTAATCATTATTTGCGCACCAGTGCGTGTTCTAAAGCGTATCATTTCGTTTGCAGGTCTAGTCACATCGCCGCCGGCTTCACTAGATTCTTTGTTTAGGTATTTGTAGGGAGTATCTTCAGGCGAACCTTCTCTTATAAGTTTATCATCGCCGTCATCAATGACAAAGCTACTACTGCCTAAGCGACTTACATGTACTGTTGCTTGGCTTTCTTTTATACCTATTCTTCCTTGCGGTGAACCTCCACGCTTGTCGACAGGGCCTGGACTACTTAATCCAACCACTGCACTTGGAAATTCACGTTGCGCACTACTAGTTGTTATTCCTCTGATATCATCTTCAACTAATCCTTGCTCTTTTAGAGACGCAATAAAATCTTCGTTGATAGGTCTTTTGTATTTTACAGGATTATTAGTTTGTATTTTTGTTATTTTTTTATTATATTCTCCAGCTGGTAGTTTTTTACCTTTTAGTTCTGTTGGAACTGGGCCGCTAGTTTGTTCAGTACTAGGTTGTCCACCAGGTAACATAAATGTCATACCTCTTTCAGGTACACATCCAAACCAATACCCAAAATCTCTACTTCCTTCAACAAATGTACACAACACCAATGTTCCAGGATCTGGAGGAATAGCCCAAAACCCATAACTTTTTTGTGTGTTTGAATATGTGTCGTTTTTTCCTAAATGCTGCGCTCCTGTAACTCCATAAAATGGACTTGCATAGTAGACTATTGAAGTTTGTCCTAATGTTTCGCCTGCTGTGCCTGCTTCGCTTATTTTTAGAAGCTCAACTTCTAATGCTCCAAGATATAAAGGATCAGCATGTTTGATAACTCTAGCCAAATAAGTGCCTGGTGTTGAATCATTTTGACCACTATCAACTGATCTTGTTTGTTCTGCTTTTATTGGTCCGTTGTTTTGCATTTAACTATTAAATCCTGTGTTTACTTGACTTGCTCTATTAGCATCTTTTACTTTATTTGCTTGATCTGAAGTTCCTGATGTATTTGTATCTTCGGGTTGTCCTCGTCTTCTTAGTAGTGTAAGCTCTTGTGTAAACATATTTCGTTGAATTTTGTTTTCAATAGCAGTTACTCTATATAATCCATTAAACTGAGATACAGGAACTGTATCTTCTGGATAAATCATTCCTCCAGTATCTGGATTGTAATCTATTGGAGTTCTAAAGTTTAATATAACATCAACTTCACTACGTTGATAATCAACTTGTCCTCCAGCAGTAGTGTTTAAATCGCCAGCTTCGTCGGTCCAGTTACCCATACCACTGTCAACTATAAAATAAGGATCTCCAAATATTTCAAGTTTAACTTCAACTAAGTCAACACTACCGTTTCCTAGTATTTGATCGTGAAATTTACGTGCCCATCTTATTTTACTATTATCAATACCAGCTCCGCCGCCACCTTGGGTGCTACTAGAGTTTACAAATCCTTGTGTAGCTAACCCAGTTGAGCTATTTGCTCCCGAAGGTTGAATATTTAATCCTAACTGAGAAGGCTTTGTCTGAGTAAGATTAAACTGTGTTCCTCCAGTTTTTGCATCAATACTTAGTTGTCCACTATCGGGTTGTATAAACTGAAAAAATGCTGCTTTGAAGCTTATATCAAACCTAACAATATCAGTATTTTCTCCACTGTAAATGTAATTGTACTCTTTTTTTGCATTTTGTCTTAGGCTGTTGTAGTCTACACCTGCTGCTCCAGCGTTTTGAAAGTGACTACTATGTACTTTATACTCTACAACTTTGTAATGATTTACTTTTGCATCTTCTCCAAACACATTTTCTTGTTGTGCATTTGGTTTTAGGTAACTTTCTGCATCTATTCTAAACCACGGAACCATTCCGTTTTCATCAGGCGCTCTTTCTTTTATAGATTTGCCCCAATCGCTTGTTAATATTACATCTTCAATTATTTTTAGTATCGATGTTCCAGAACCATAGTTGAAAACTCTTTCATCATTACTGACAGTATTCTTAGCACGAGTCATAACTTTATTTCTCTTGTCATAAACTTGCCCTGTTTGAGGCATTGGCACTGTTCCGCTTTCTTCTGCTCCTGAAATAATTCTTGCAGAGCCAAGATTATTTAAACTAGCAGGATCCTGTGCTATTGATGATAACTTTTCTCCGATACTACTTTTTGTTAATACCTGGCCTGTAATCATACTCAAGAATGCTTCAAAGTTTTGCGGTGCTTGCGCTCCTAAAAATCCACTAATGTTTTCAAAAAGTCCTTGTATGTTTCCTGATTTAAAATTTGATAATAACCCTCCAAGACTTTTATCAAGTCCGCCTGCTATTCCTCCTAATACATCATTAAAACTATCTTTTAAACTGTTGCCGCCAAGTACTCCGCCTACAACGCCTCCTACAACACCAGCTGCTACTGCACCAAATATTTTTCCGCCTTTGCCGCCACCGCCTCCGCCGCCTCCGCCGCTGCGAGACGCAGTAGTAGCGCCTGCATCGCTTGTATTCGGTATTCTTGAAGGATTACCAGAAGACGCAATATCTTTTGGAAATGTAATAACTATTTCTGATGCTTCTGCTATTTGATTTGCTTTTCGAAGTTCTTCATAATGTCCATTAATAATAGTTGTTAAACTTTGTTCGCCACTTTGTAGTAGTTTTTCAACAGTATTGCCTGTTAGTGCTATATCAACTGGACTTGATGTTGCATCATCAAGATATGCTTGTTCATTCCATGGCAATGCTTCAACTGTATATGTTGTACCACCTTGGTTTACTTCAAACTCTATGTTTGTTAGTTTAATAGGAACATCTCTACGAAGATTTAATCCTGATTCTGTAACAATAACATCTCCATCGTCGTCATATCCAATAAACTCCATTGATAACATAAATGGAGCGTTAGCATAGTTCTGAAATCCACTCATAGTTGCAGCTATTTGACAAGTTTGTAAGAATAATCCCATACTATATGGTTCTTCAACTGTAAAAGTTATAAATGTAGCGTTTGTACTACGTGATTTTGAGTTTGGAACACATAATGCTTCGATATTAACATTATCAATAAAATATTCTAGCTTGCCGCCAATAATATCTTCGTATTCAGTTGTGACTTTGTTGTCGCCGGCGCCGCCGCCGCTTCTAAGAATAACATTTTGAGGACCGTATGCTCTATAGGTTTCATTAGGTACAGCAATCTCATCTCTTGTCAAACAAGACATTGTAAATATAGTATTGAAACTAGAAAACTGATGTAGACTGTTTGTTTCTATAGACATTAGATTCCTAACTCTGTTTTTAACTTAGATTTTTTAGGTAAAAATATTTTAGTGCCTGCTTCAAAGTCAAACACAGGATCTTTTATTATATCCATGTTTCTTTGAGCAAAAACCCACCATAACTTTGGCGTATTATACAAATCGTATGCTAGTAAATCAGGACGATGCGAATATTGAGGTTCAATAGTATAAAGAATATCATCATCTTCTGCTGGCACGGGTCTAATAGAGAAAATACCTAACTCTCCAGTACTTGTAAGTTTTGTGTTTCCATAAGGACTAGTTTTTCCGTAGTTTGCCATTAGATAAATCCTTTATTTGCTATATTACCATTAATAAACTGATCCATATTAAAACTTGACACTTTGCTTCTGCTGTATGTTGGTTTTAATGTTAAACTTAATGAACTCATTGTCGGAACCATTTGATATGTTGATGAATATTCTCCAAATGATCCTGTGTTTACTTTAATATAATCAATTTCATCAGCTAAATCAAATGTAAACTGTGTAACCACAGTAGGAACATTATTTAAAACATAATCTCCATATCCACTTAGTTTTACAACAGGCGGAGGAGATCCTTTTTCGCTACTTTCGCCATAAAACATCTTAGTTAAACTTCTAAACAGATGAACACAAGCAACCCAATACATTCCGTCTTGTTCAGACTGCACTGGAAATCTTCCAACGATGCTTATATCTTCATGCCTACTATTAACATACTGAGGAAAAGGATAATTACTATGTGTAGGAGACATTTCATCGTAGTTTGCTACTGTTACAAGACTTATTGTTGGCGTAACTGGAAAAACAGCATACCAATCTGTTTGTGCTAAAGGAGCTAGTATAGGACTGTATCTATAAGTAGATAATGTAGGAACTTTTATTTTAACTCGCCAATCTGGAACTGAATCGTTGGTTGGAGCAAAACGTGCAGTTGTTGCTGAACCTCTATCCGGCTCAGCACCTGGTGGTAATAATCTCGATCGTAT